ATGAGCATCTACACACCGGAAAATCGGCTGGCGAAGACCGCCGATCTTCTTTTCTCACTCCACAGCTCCATCGAACGGCTCCGGCAGGAGGCGGAGCAGATGCTCGAACGTCTTGCCTGCGATGAGGATGAGGGCGGCAGCACTCCGCGCATCGCCAAATTGGAAAGCCTGATCCGTGACAGCCAGAAAGTGGAGAAAACCCTTGTCGAACAAAGTGAACAGCATCAGGCCGCAGCCGGTCTCGACATCAAGGCCGCCCGCGATGAAATCGAAAACCGGTTGGCTCGCCTGCGCGCCAGCCTCGACGCAGAAGATGTTTCTGGACCGGCTCAGCGATCATGACCTCTGTGCGATGCCCTATGTCTTTGATCTCTGGGCGCTGCCGCATCAGCTGCCGCCGCCGGGGGACTGGCGCAGCTGGGTCATCCTTGGCGGACGAGGAGCGGGAAAAACCCGCGCCGGCGCCGAATGGGTGCGCACGCTGGCCGAAGGGGCAACACCGCTGTCCGCTGGCCGCGCCCGCCGCATCGCGCTCCTTGGGGAAACCTACGATCAGGTGCGCGATGTCATGGTGCAGGGCGACAGCGGCCTCCTTGCCTGCACGCCCCGCGACCGCCGCCCGACTTGGAAAGCCACCGAAAGACGGCTGATCTGGCCCAACGGGGCCACCGCACAGGCGTTTTCGGCCCATGACCCAGAGGCGCTGCGTGGCCCGCAGTTTGATGCCGCCTGGGCGGATGAGCTGGCCAAGTGGAAGCGCGGGCAGGACAGCTGGGACATGCTGCAATTTGCCCTGCGTCTTGGTGACGACCCGCGCGTCTGCGTCACCACAACGCCGCGCAATGTGGGCGTGCTGCGCGATCTGCTTGCCAGCCCCTCCACCGTGCAGACCCATGCCGCAACGGAGGCCAATCGCGCCAATCTGGCCGCCTCCTTCATTGCGGAGGTGCGCAACCGCTACGCAGGTTCCCGCCTTGGCCGACAGGAGCTGGACGGCATCCTGTTGCAGGATGTCGAGGGCGCGCTCTGGACCAATGCGGGGCTGGTTGCGGCGCAGATCGCAAAGGCCCCAACACTGGACCGGGTGGTGGTGGCGGTTGATCCGGCGGTGAGCGCGGGCAAACGCTCCGACGCCTGCGGCATCATGGTGGTTGGGGCGACGTTGCAGGGGCCACCACAGGACTGGTGCGCCTATGTGCTGGCCGATTGCACCGTGCAGGGGGTTGGCCCGCTGACCTGGGCGCAGGCGGCCATTGATGCGCGCGACCGCTACGGCGCCGGCCGTGTGGTCGCCGAGGTCAATCAGGGCGGCGCATTGGTCGAAAGCCTGCTGCGCCAGATTGATCCGTTGGTGCCCTTTACCGCGCTGCATGCCAGCCGGGGCAAGGGGGCACGGGCCGAACCGGTCGCCGCCCTCTACGAACAGGGCCGGGTGCGTCATGTGCCGGGGCTGGGCGCGCTGGAGGATCAGCTCTGCCAGATGACCCCGCGCGGCTATCTGGGGCAGGGATCGCCAGACCGGCTGGATGCGCTGGTATGGGCCGTGCAGGAGCTGATCCTGACCCCGGCCAACCGCCACCGGATGCCCCGCGCGCGCATGTTATAGCCGGGCGACCGGCCATCAAATCAGACGCAAAACGCCCGCAGTCCTGCGGGCGTTTTTTAGTTGGATCAAAGGTTTAGCGCGGGTGTTGCGCGCCCGGCGCGCGCCTCGCTCAAATCTTATTCAATCCCGGCAGGCATAAAGGATCACAGCAAACAGGGGCATGGTTCGCCCCTTCAATCAAAGGAGTGGCCCATGGTCTTTGACCTCCTGCGGCGCAAGCAACAACCCGTCGAAACCAAGACAAGCGCCGCCGCCCGCATGGTGGCCTGGCATGGCAGCACCGGTGGCGCCGGCTGGAGCCCCCGCGACAGCAGTTCACTGACCCGCAGCGGCTTTGCTGGCAATCCAGTCGGCTACCGCGCCGTCAAGATGATCATTGAGGCCGCCGCAGCGCTGCCGCTGGTGTTGCAGGACGGCACACAGCGCTACGACAGCCACCCGCTGCTGGCGTTGCTGGCCCGCCCCAATGCCGCCCAAGGCCGCGCCGAGCTGTTGGAGGCGCTGTTTGGCCACCTGCTGTTGTCGGGCAACGCTTATATTGAGGCGGTTAGCGATCCCGACGGCTGCGACGTATTGCCGGTCGAACTGCATATACTGCGCCCGGACCGTATGAGCGTGGTGCCCGGCAGCGATGGCTGGCCCGTGGCCTATGACTACAGCGTGTCGGGGCGCAAACACCGCTTTGATGTGACCATGCCCTGCGCCCCTATCTGCCATCTGCGCAGCTTTCACCCGCAGGATGATCACTACGGGTTGTCGCCGATGCAGGCCGCCGCCATGGCGGTGGATGTGCATACCTCGGCGTCGCGCTGGTCCAAGGCGCTTCTGGATAATGCAGCCCGGCCTTCTGGCGCACTGGTCTGGACTGGCAGCGATGGTCAGGGGCTGATGGCCGAGGATCAGTTTCGCCGCCTAAGTGACGAAATCGAAATGAATTTTCAGGGTGCGCGCAATGCCGGCCGTCCGATGGTGCTAGAAGGCGGGCTGGATTGGAAACCGATGGGGTTTTCGCCCTCGGATATGGAATTTCACCAGACCAAGGACGCCGCCGCGCGTGAAATTGCACTGGCCTTTGGGGTGCCGCCGATGCTGCTGGGACTGCCGGGCGACGCCACCTATGCCAATTACCAGGAGGCCAACCGCGCCTTTTATCGTCTCACCGTGCTGCCGCTTGTGACCCGTGTCACGGCCACGCTGTCGGACTGGCTGTCGCGCTATCAGGGGTCTGCGGTCACCCTGAAACCGGACCTTGATCAGGTGTCGGCGCTGGCCTCCGAACGCGAGGCGCAGTGGCGCCGTGTGGCCAGCGCCGACTTTCTGACCGTGGCAGAAAAACGCCGCCTTCTGGGCCTGCCGCCGCAAGAGGAGGCCGAGCGCGATGACTGAGATCCCGATCCCGCCGTTTGAATGCTCGCCGGGGCTGCGACTCACCGCCCATGAACGCATCGCCGAAATCCAGCAAGAGGCGATGAACCGTCGGCTCGATCGGCTGGAGATGATGATGGAGCGGATGGAAAAACGGCTCTGGCTCACCGTCTACGGCGTTGCTGCGGTCATTCTTGCACAGGCTTTTCAGTCCTTTCTGGTGGTGCAGTAATACCCATGAATTCAATGAGATATAAGGGGAAGATGATGCGACATGATGAGCATCTGGAACATAAATTCGCCCGCTTCGGCGAGGATCTGACCATCGGGGCTGAGGCCGACGATATGGTTGTGATCAGCGGCTACGCCAGCCTGTTCGGCTGCGTCGATGGCGGCGGTGATCTGGTGCAACCCGGCGCCTATCAGGCGTCCCTCGACCGTCTCTCAAAGGCGGGTATCGCGGTGAAAATGCTCTGGCAGCATGATCCGGCCCGGCCTATCGGCGTCTGGGACGTCGTGCGCGAAGATGCCCGTGGCCTGCATGTCAAAGGCCGCATTCTGACCCGCACCCAAAAGGGCGCCGAGGCTGCGGCGCTGATCGCGGTTGGCGCGCTGGATGGTCTTTCCATCGGCTATCGCACCCGCCGCGCCACCGCGCGCAAAGGCGGCGGTCGCTGCCTCGCGGAACTGGATCTCTGGGAGGTGTCGCTGGTGACCTTCCCGATGTTGCCCACCGCCCGTGTCACCGCCACGGCACAGCCCGTGACTGCCGCCAAATCGACATCCGCTGAGCCGGATCTGAGCGATCCGGGCGAAACACCGCAGATCTGGCGCGAGGTGATCGAGATGTTGCGCAGCGGGGCCAGTCTCGCCCCCCTCGGCTGAGCACATCGCCGTTTCCCGTCTTCTCCAACCGACCCAAAGGACAGACAGATGAGCCACACCCAATCCCATCCGGACCCAACGGCCCACTCCCATGTGGCCCCGCAGGAGGTCAAGCAGGCCGTTGCTGACTTCGTGCATAATTTCAATGGGTTCAAAGATGACATTGCCCGAAAACTGAAACAGACAGAAGAGCGTATGACCATGCTGGATCGCAAATCCCACTTTGCCAATCGTCCCCCTCTGGCCGCAGCTGATGCGGGCACGGCCCCCCATCAAAAGGCGTTGGATGCCTATCTCCGCTCCGGTGATGATGCCGCCCTGCGCGGCCTGGATCTGGATGCCAAGGCGATGAACACCACCGTCAATGGCGATGGTGGCTATCTGGTTGATCCGCAAACCGCCGAGAGCGTGAAATCGGTGCTCTCCAGCACCGCCTCCATCCGCGCAGTGGCGTCTGTGGTGACGGTAGAGGCGACATCTTATGACGTGCTGATTGACCATGGTGATGTGGGCCATGGCTGGGCCAATGAAACCGGCGCCGTGACCGAGACATCCACCCCGGTGATCGACCGGATCACCATCCCGCTGCATGAGCTGAGCGCGCTGCCCAAGGCGTCGCAGCGGCTGCTGGATGACAGCGCCTTTGATATCGAGGGCTGGCTGGCGGGGCGTATCGCGGATAAATTCTCCCGTGCGGAGGCCGCCGCCTTCATCATGGGGGACGGCAATGACAAGCCGACCGGCATCCTCTACCACCCGGTGGTGGCCAATGACAGCTGGAGCTGGGGCAACATTGGCTATGTCACCACCGGTGTTGAGGGCGATATCGGCGATGGGGATGCGATCATCGATCTGGTCTATGCGCTTGGCGCGCAGTATCGGGCCAACGCCAGCTTTGTGATGAACTCCAAAACTGCCGGCCTCTTGCGCAAGCTGAAGGATGCCGATGGCCGCTTCCTGTGGTCCGATGGTCTGGCTGCCGCAGAACCGGCGCGGTTGATGGGGTATCCCGTTGTCATTGCTGAGGATATGCCCGACGCCGATGTGAACGGCTATGCGGTGGCCTTTGGCGATTTCGCGGCTGGCTACACCATCGCCGAACGCCCGGATCTGCGGGTGCTGCGCGATCCCTTCAGCGCCAAACCCCATGTGCTGTTCTATGCCACCAAACGTGTGGGCGGTGACGTCAGCGATTTTGCGGCCATCAAACTGCTGAAATTCGGCCTGAGCTGACGCTTGGACCGATGGCGGTACCGGCTCGTCGGTGCCGTCTGCGGATGCGCGCCCCGGCCACTGTCGTCCAGCTGCTCCCCTTCCGTCCCGCGGCAGCAGCCCGGCGCGCATCCGCCCCAACCCATCCGGCAACAGCCAGCCCGAGCAGCCCCCGAACGAACAGCCGTTGGAGTGAAATGATGATGTTGAGTGAAATGACACCGGTGCCAGAGGCAGTCCTGCCGCAAGAGGCGTTCAAGGCGCATCTGCGTCTGGGCACCGGGTTTGACGAGGCGGGGTTGCAGGAGGCGGTGTTGATCAGCTTCCTGCGCGCGGCCATCGCGGCGATCGAGGCACGCACCGGCAAGGTGTTGCTGGCGCGGGATTTTCTGCTGACCCTTTCGACCTGGCGCGACCTGCAGGTGCAGGCACTACCGCTGGCGCCGGTGCAGATGATTCAATCGGTAACTCTGGTGGATGGATCAGGCAGTGAACAGCTGCTGGCCCCGCAGCGCTATCGGCTGGAACCCGACAGCCAGCAGCCCCGGCTGCGCCCGGTGGGGGGACCGCTGCCGATGGTTGCCAGCGGTGGTGCGGTGCGGATCGCGATCCGCGCAGGCATGGCCAACAGCTGGGCGGCGTTGCCCGGTGATCTGGCGCAGGCGGTGCTGATGCTGGCGGCGCATTACTATGAATTCCGCGATGACACCCGGCTGCAGGGCGGTTGTATGCCCTTTGGCGTCACCAGCCTGATTGAACGCTACCGCGCCCTGCGGGTGAGCCTGGGGGTGGGGGCCGCTGTGGACCGTGGGTTTGGTCGCAACTTCGGGCCGGGGGCAGGCGCATGAGCCGCCGCACCACCTCCCGCCGCGCATCCGCCACGACACCACGTCTCAACCGTTGTCTGGCGCTGGAAGATCCGCGCCGCACCTCGGATGGCGCGGGCGGGTTTCTTGAGGCATGGCAGCTGCTTGGCCACCATTGGTGCGAGCTGCGTGCCCTCAGTGGCCGCAGCACCGACCAATCCGGCACCAGCCTGTCGCTGCAACGCTACCGCATCACCCTGCGTGCCCATCCCACCGGCAGCCCTGCGCGGCCCCGGCCGGACCAGCGGCTGCGCGATGGTGCCCGGATCTTTCGCATTGATGCGGTGGCCGAGGGCGACCCCGACGGCCGCTACCTGACCTGTTTCGCCACCGAGGAGACCACCGCATGACCTATGCCCTGGCCCTGCCATTGCAGGAATCCCTGTTTCAGCACCTCAGCGCGGACCCCGATCTGACCACCGCGCTGAGCGGCGCCATCTATGACGCGCTGCCTGCAGGCACGCTGCCGCAGACCTATGTGACCCTTGGCCCGGAGGAGGTGCGCGACCGCTCTGATCGCAGTGGCGCCGGTGCCCATCACCGGGTGGAGATCACCGTGCATACCGATACTGCCGGGTTCGCCGGGGCAAAGGCGATTGCCGCCATGCTCTGTGACAGCCTCGCCAGCGCCTCGCTGACCCTGTCACGCGGGCGGCTGGTGGGCCTGTGGTTTGAACGCGCCAGCGCCAGTCGCAACTCTTCCGGTGGCCGTCAGATCCGCCTGCGCTTTGCCGCGCGGCTGGAGGATGTCTGACCGCAGTCACTCCATAACAGTTTTATAATTCAGATAATTACGCGGTTCAGCTCATGTCTTTCATGCCGTGCCGCCCCCTTCAACCACAGGAGATCACCACGATGAGTGTCCAAAATGGCAAGGATCTATTGGTCAAGGTCGATATGACTGGCGACGGTCAGTTCGAAACCATCGCAGGGCTGCGCGCCACGCGGATCAGCTTCAACGCCGAAAGCGTCGATGTCACCAGTCTGGAAAGCCAGGGTGGCTGGCGCGAGCTGCTGTCCGGCGCGGGGGTGCGCTCGGCCAATATCTCCGGCTCTGGCATCTTTCGCGATGCCGGGACGGATGAGCGGGCGCGGCAGCTGTTCTTTGACGGGCTGACCCCGGCGTTTCAGGTGATCATCCCCGATTTCGGTATTGTCGAAGGCGCGTTTCAGGTGACCGCGCTGGAATATGCCGGCAGCCACAATGGTGAGGCGACCTATGAGCTGTCGCTGGCCAGCGCCGGGGCGCTGGTCTTCACCGCGATCTAAGGGGGGACCGACCATGACCTCCTCTCAACAGTCAGCCCCAGCCGTTAACGCCTATGGAGCCAATCCCTATGCGGGCGAGGTGGCCCTGCGGATCAATGGCGAGGTACTGGCGCTGAAACTCACCCTCGGGGCGCTGGCGACGCTGGAAACGCGGCTCAGGACAGGATCGCTGATTGATCTGGTGACCCGGTTCGAAAGCGGCGGATTCTCGGCGGCGGATGTGCTGGCGCTGCTGGCGGCAGGGTTGCAGGGCGGTGGTCACCGGCTGAGTGAGGCCGATCTGGCTGCTGCCGATATCGACGGTGGTCCGATGCAGGCCGCACGGACCGCCGCACAGCTCCTGGCACGCAGCTTCGCGCTGCCGGGAGAGGCGGGCGCGCAGGTTCCGGGACAGGGGCCGGGATCGGTGGCCCCATGACGCCCCGGCAGCGCACCACAGACGGGCAGAGCACCGGCCTTGACTGGCCGGCGCTGATACGGGCGGGGCTGGTGGGGCTGCGCCTCACGCCGGACCAGTTCTGGCGCCTCACCCCGGCAGAACTGAGGCTGATGCTGGGGCAGGACACTGGCGCCGTCCCTTTGGGGCGGGCAGGTCTGGATCGGCTGATGCACGCCTTCCCGGATCCCGCCGCGCCGAAATCCCCAGAAACAGGAGCAGTGAGCGATGAGTGACACAGGACTGAACCAGCTGGAACAACAGGGCGAGGCGCTGAGCGACAGCCTTGGCGATGCGGCGGGCATGGCCGCCACATTCGATGCCGAACTGCGCCGGGTGCGCGCCGCCTTTGCCGCCACCGGCAAGGACGCCGAAACACTGGAGCGCGGTATGTCCAAGGGGCTGCGCCGTGCTTTTGACGGTGTTGTCTTTGACGGCATGAAGCTCTCGGATGCGCTGGATACGATGGCGCAGTCAATGATCCAGACCACCTATTCGGCGGCCATCAAACCCGTGACCAGCCATGTGGGCGGGTTGCTGTCGGATGGGGTGGGCAAACTGATGAGCGGCATTCTCCCCTTTGCCGATGGGGCGGCATTTTCACAAGGCCGGGTGATGCCCTTTGCCAAGGGGGGGATCGTCAGCGGCCCGGTGAGCTTTCCCATGCGCGGCGGCACCGGGCTAATGGGAGAGGCAGGCCCAGAGGCGATCCTGCCGCTGACCCGTGGTGCTGATGGCGCGCTTGGTGTGCGCAGCCAGGGCGGGCGGGCAACCTCAGTCGTGATGAATATCCAGACCCCCGATGTGCAGGGATTTCAACGCAGTCAGGGCCAGATTGCGGCCCAGCTGAGCCGCGCCCTGTCGCGTGGCAATCGCAACCGCTGAGCCGGAGGACAGCAGATGAATTTTCACGAGGTCAGATTTCCCGCATCGCTGAGCTTCGGCTCCATTGGCGGACCGGAGCGGCGCACCGATGTGGTGACGCTTGCCAACGGGCATGAGGAACGCAACACCCCCTGGGCGCATTCGCGGCGCCGCTATGACGCGGGGTTGGGTCTGCGGGGGCTGGAGGATATCGAAGCGCTGATTGCCTTTTTCGAGGCACGGCAAGGCCAGATGTATGGTTTCCGCTGGAAAGATTGGTCCGACTACAAATCCGCCCGCGCGACGCAGGACGTGACCTTTGGGGATCAGGTGATCGGCATGGGCGACGGGGCGCAGCAGGTGTTTCAGCTGAGCAAGACCTATCGCTCAGGCAGCTTTGCCTATCAGCGTCCGATAACGAAACCGGTGGCGGGCAGCGTTCGCATCGGGATTGAGCAGGACGCCTTGCAGGAGACGGTTGACTACACGCTCGACAGCGCCCTTGGCACCATCACGCTGGCGCATCCGCCAGAGGCGGGCCTGTCGGTGAAGGCGGGGTTTGAGTTTGATGTGCCGGTGCGCTTTGACACCGACCGGATCCAGACCAGCGTGGCGTCCTTTCAGGCGGGCGACGTGCCCAATGTCCCAGTGGTGGAGGTGCGGGTCTGATGGCGGGGGTAAGCGAGGCGTTTCAATCCCATGTGGCCAGCGGTCTGACCACGCTGTGTCGCTGCTGGCTGGTGACCCGCAGCGATGGCGTGCGGTTTGGCTTTACCGATCATGACCGCGACCTACGGTTCGAAAGCGCTGCCGAGGGCGAGGCCGGTCTGCTGTTTCGCGCAGGCACAGGCCTGACGGCGCGCAGCCTGCAACAGGCCACCGGGCTGGCGGTCGACAACACCGAGGCGCTTGGCGCGCTGAGCGATGCCGCCATCCGCGAAGACGAGATCGAGGCCGGGCGCTTTGACGGCGCCGAGGTGCGCTGCTGGCTGGTGAACTGGGCCGATGTCTCGGTGCGCTGGTTGCAGTTTCGCGGCAGCTTTGGCCAGATCCGCCGTGCCGGTGGTGCCTTTGAGGCGGAGCTGCGCGGCCTGACGGAGGCGCTCAATCAGCCGATGGGGCGGATCTACCAGAAACCCTGCACGGCGGTGCTGGGCGATGGCGCCTGCCGCTTTGACATGACAACGCCGGGCTACACGCTGGAGCTGGCCGCCGAAGAGATCCGCGAAGGGCAGTATTTCGGGTTTGCCGCCCTGCCGGGGTTTGAGCCGAACTGGTTCACGTCGGGTCGTCTCACGGTGATGAGCGGTGCAGCAGCGGGGCTGTGGGGCTGGATCAAGCAGGACCGTCAGCAGGTCGGACGGTTGGGACAGGACGCAAGCGCGCCGGATCCGAACGCAGAGCACCGCCAGCTGACCCTCTGGGAGCCGCTGCGGGCGCAGATCCGACCCGGTGATCTGCTGCATCTGGCAGCGGGCTGCGACAAGCGGCTGAAGACCTGCCGGCTGAAGTTCAACAATGGCGTCAATTTTCAGGGCTTTCCCGATATCCCCGGCGAAGACTGGGTGATGAGTGTACCGCGCCAGAGCGGCAATAACACCGGCGGCAGCCGCAGATGAGCGGCGCGAGAGGGATATCGCGCGCCCAGCTCGTTGCGGCGGCGCGGGGTTGGTTGGGCACGCCCTATGTGCATCAGGCCGCCCGGCGCGGGGCTGGCTGCGATTGTCTCGGCCTGATCCGGGGTCTCTGGCGCGAGGTCTACGGGCAGGAGCCGGAGGCGGTGCCGGGCTATACGATGGACTGGTCCGAACCGCAGGGCGAGGAGGCGCTGTGGCAGGCGGCTCTGCGCCATCTCAGCCCCCGACCGCTGCAGGAGGCCCGCGCCGGTGACGTGATCCTGTTTCGGATGCGCCGGGGGGCGGTGGCCAAACATATCGCGCTGCAAACTGAAACCGGCGCCATGCCGCGGTTCATCCATGCCTATAGCGGCCACGGTGTGGTCGAGAGCGCATTGAGCCAGCCGTGGCGACGGCGGATCGTGGCGCGGTTTTCCTTTCCTGATGTTGATGCTGATGAGGTGACGTGATGGCGACCATTCTTCTTTCTGCGGCGGGGGCGGCCCTTGGCGGCTCGGTTGGGGGGGCTGTGGCGGGTCTGTCCTCGGTAGCGATTGGCCGCGCACTTGGCGCCACCGTCGGGCGTGCCATCGACAGCCGCCTGCTGGGGGCGGGCAGTGAGCCGGTGGAGACCGGCCGGGTGGAACGCTTCCGCCTGACCCATGCCAGCGATGGCCAGCCGATTGCGCAGGTCTATGGCCGGATGCGGGTGGGCGGGCAGGTGATCTGGGCGTCTGAGTTCCGCGAGACCTCCACCACCAGTGGCGGCGGTGGCAAGGGCGGCGGTCCGCGCCAGCCCAAGGTCACCAGTTACAGCTATGATGTCTCGCTGGCGGTGGCGGTCTGCGCCGGAGAGGTCGCCTCCATCGGGCGGGTCTGGGCTGATGGTGAGGAGGTCGCGCCCAAGGATCTGAACATGACCGTCTATCGCGGCACCATGGACCAGCTGCCCGATCCGGTGATTGAGGCGGTGGAGGGTGCGGGCGAGGTGCCCGCCTATCGTGGCACCGCCTATGTGGTGATGGAGAACCTGGCGCTGGAACGCTTTGGCAACCGGGTGCCGCAATTCTCGTTCGAGGTGCTGCGTGCAGAGCAACCGGCCTCCAGCACCTATGATCTGGATCTGCCGCAGCTGGTGCAGGGGGTTGCCCTGATGCCGGGGACCGGGGAATACGCGCTGGCCAGCACGCCGGTGCATTACGACCACGGGCCGGGACAGGCCAAGCCCGCCAATTCGCACAGCCCCTCGGGGGAGACCGATCTGGTCACCTCGCTGACGACCCTTGGCGAGGAGCTGCCCGCCTGTGGCGCGGCCTCGCTGATTGTGTCGTGGTTTGGTAATGATCTGCGCTGTGGGGCCTGTACCGTCAAACCGAAGGTGGAGCGGCAGCATATCGAGGGGGCGAATATGCCCTGGTCAGTGGCCGGGCTGACCCGGACGGAGGCAGAACTGATCGCGCGGCAGGAGGACCGGCCGATCTATGGCGGCACCCCCACCGATGCCTCGGTGATCGAGGCCATTCGCGCGATGCAGGCGCAGGGCAAGCGGGTGATGTTCTACCCGTTTATCCTGATGGATCAGATGGCGGGCAATGATCTGCCCGATCCCTGGAGCGGTGAGCCGGGACAGGCGCATCTGCCCTGGCGTGGACGGATTACCCTGTCGCGGGCACCGGGCCAGCCCGGCAGCCCCGATGGCACGGCTACGGCGCGTATGGAGGTGCAGCAGTTCTTTGGCACGGCAACGGCGGCGGATTTCACCGTGGCTGACGGGAGCGTCACCTATAGTGGCCCGTTGGAGGATTGGGGGCTGCGGCGGTTTATCCTGCATAATGCCGCGCTTTGTGCCGCGGCGGGCGGGGTTGAGGCGTTCTGCATCAGCTCGGAGATGCGCGGGCTGACCCAGATCCGCGATGAGGCAGGCTTTCCTGCGGTGGCGGAGCTGCGGGCGCTGACGCAGGAGGTGCGTCAGATCCTTGGACCGGATACCAAGATCGGCTATGCCGCCGACTGGTCGGAATACTGGGGCTACCAGAGCCCGGAGGGGAACCGCTATTTCCACCTCGATCCGCTCTGGGCGGATGAGCAGATCGATTTCATCGGCATCGACAATTACATGCCGCTGTCCGACTGGCGCGAGGGGGAGGATCATCTGGACGCCCGGGCCGGGGCGCCGGGCATCCATGATCTGGCGTATCTGCGCGCCAATATCGAGGGCGGCGAGGGCTATGACTGGTATTACCACTCGCCCGAGGCCGAGGCGGCCCAGATCCGCACCCCGATCACCGATGGCGCCTATGATGAGCCGTGGATCTGGCGCTACAAGGATCTGCGCAGCTGGTGGTCCAAACCACATCATGACCGGATCAACGGGCAACGTGCCGCGCTGCCCACCGCATGGGAGCCGCAGAGCAAACCGATCTGGTTCACCGAACTGGGCTGTGCTGCGATCGACAAGGGCACCAATCAGCCGAACAAGTTTCTGGATCCCAAAAGCTCCGAATCCAAACTGCCGAAATTCTCTGACGGGCAGCGCGATGACATGATGCAGCTAGCCTATCTGCGTGCATTACTGGGCTATTGGCAGGAGGAGGGGATGAACCCGGTCTCCGAGGTCTATGACGGCCCGATGCTGGATATGTCGAACGCCTATGTCTGGGCCTGGGACGCGCGACCGTTTCCGACCTTTCCCAATGCGGTGGAGGTCTGGAGCGACGGGGAGAATTACCTGCGCGGCCATTGGCTGAACGGACGGGTGGGGCAACGCACGCTGGCCTCGGTGCTGGAGGAGATCTGTGCCGCCTCGGGTGTTGCGGCGATTGATGTCAGCGACCTGCCTGCGCTGGTGCGCGGTTATGCGATCAGCGACGTTGGTGAAGCGCGCGCCGCGCTGCAGCCACTGTTGCTGCGCCACGGGGTGGATGCCATCGAACGCGACGGGCTGCTGCGGTTCCGCCTGCGCAATGGGCGACAGGACGCAGCGCTGGATCTGGCGCAACTGGTTGAGGGGCAGGAGCTGGATGGGGTGCTGGAACAGACCCGCGCGCCGGAGGCCGAGCTGGCCGGGCGGATGCGGCTGCGCTTTGTCGAATGGGGCGGGCGCCATGATCTGCGCGGCGAGGAGGCGGTGCTGCCCGATGAGGCCACCCATGCGGTGAGCGACAATGAGCTGCCGATGGCGCTGACCCGCGCCGAGGGGCGGCAGGTGGTGGAGCGCTGGCTGAGCGAGGCCCGTATGGCCCGTGATACCCTGCGGCTGGAGCTGCCGCCCTCGGCTATGGCGCTGGGCGCGGGCGATGTGATCCGCCTGCCGCTTGCCGGGGCAGAGGCAGGCCCGGAGGTAGGCTCAGAGGCGGGTGCGGAGGTCGGCAGCGGGGCGCAGGCCCGTTACCGGATCGACCGGGTGGAACAGGGCGCGGCGCAGCTGATCGAGGCGGTGCGGATTGAGCCGGAGAACTACCACCCCGCACCGGTGCCGGAGGACTTGCCCGGTGTCACCGCCTTTGCGGCGCCAGTGCCGGTGCTGCCGCTGTTCATGGACCTGCCGCTGATTGGCGGCGATGAGGTGCCCAATGCGCCGCATCTGGCGGTCACGGCGCAGCCCTGGCCGGGGAGCGTTGCCCTTTATGGCGCGCAGAGTGATGCGGATTATGTGCTGGAAGAGGTTGTGGCCGCGGCCTCAACCATTGCCATCACCAACACAGTGCTGCCTGCGGGCGCGCTGGGCCGCTGGGAGCGCGGTACAGATCTGGAAGTCGATATGATCACCGGTCAATTCCAGAGCCGGGACCGGGCAGCGGTGCTGAACGGGGCTAATCTGGTGGCGATTGGCGATGGCAGCCCCGGCAATTGGGAGCTGCTGCAATTTGCCAAGGCCGAGCTGATCGCGCCGGGGCGCTATCTGCTGCGCGACCGGCTGCGTGGGCAGCAGGGCAGCGATGCGCGGATGCCGGTGGCCTGGCCCAAGGGGTCTTATGTGGTGGCGCTGGATGGCACGCCGCAGCAGATCACTCTGGCTGCCAATCAGCGCGGCCTTAGCCGTCACTACCGCATCGGCACCGCCCGGCGTGCCTATAATGATCCGAGCTATGTGCATCTGGAGGCGGCCTTTGCCGGTGAAGGTCTACGCCCCTATGCGCCGGTGCATCTGCGCCAGAAAGGCGTGTTGGGCAGCGGTGCGGTCGGGCTGGACTGGATCCGCCGCAGCCGCATCGACGGCGACCGCTGGGATCTGGCGGAGATCCCGCTTGGCGAGGATCTGGAGCGCTACCGCCTGCGGGTGCTGCGCGGCAGTGACGTGCTGCGCGAGGAGCTGCTGGACAGTCCCGGCTGGAGCTATCCGGTGGCGGCACAGACAGCGGATGCGGTGGCGCCGGGCGATCGTGTCGAGGTGGCGCAAGTCTCGGCCCGCTACGGGGCGGGCGCGGCCACCGCCCTGCGGCTGGTCTGA